GGCCGGCGCATCGTCTTGGTGTCGATCAGTTCCTGGGCGACTTCGTCACTAATCGGGACGACCCGTTCCTTGTTGCCTTTCGGCGAGTACTCGTCGTCGAACTGGATGTGAAGCATCCAACCGTCATTGAACGGCTTCAACCAGGACCACTTCGCGTTCCGGCATTCACCGGCCCGGAAGCCGGCGCCGTAGGCCATCAGGAACGCGGCGTAGCTGTCAGGCAACTGTGTCTTCAGGTCCTTGATGTCCGCAAAGAATTGCGCCTCTTCATCCGCGGTCGGCGGAACGTACTTGGTGCTACCGGAAGGCAGCAACCTGACCTCGTTCAGGACCAGGATGTTGGCCGGCAATTCCACGCCAACCTCTCCCCAGAAATCGGCCCGGACACGCTTGCCGAAGATGGCCCTGGCCTTTTTCAAGACACTGTTGGCACCACCGGCGGCGATGTTCTTCAACCGGCCCGGCTTCATGTGGTCGACAGTCTGGGACTGGAATTTCCAGATCGCCTGCTTGTCGTACTTGTCCGTCCGCAACTTGCTGAAGTCACCCAGGTGAGCCAAAACCTTTTTAAGGCAGTAAACGTTTAGTTTGCGAGTCTTTAGCGAGGCACCACCGACCTGCGCGTCACCTGCAGCCAGATACTTGGTGCAGAGGTCGACCAGTAGTGGCCAGGTGCTGCGCTGACCCAGGACCCTGATCTGATCGTCGCCGTGCAGCCTGGAATGAACCTCCTGGTTGATCGCCTCCCAGGCCTCCTGCTTGGAGTGTTCCGGAAGGGCGGTGATCCAGGTGTCCTTTCCGAAGATGGCCTTGCGAGCCACCCAGGACCCGTTACGCATCCGGAGAGACTTGACCTTGACGTAGCAAGGGATCTCCAGGCTTTTGCCGTTCTTTAGGACAGTCAGTTTTTTCATTACTTCCTCCCCCTTCTTTTCATTTTCTTGGTTTTAGATTTTTCGCGCCTGGTTGCGTCAGACCGGTTCCTGGCACACGTCCAGAAGAAGTCCTCGAAGGTCATTGAGTAAGCATTAGACCGCCTGGTCCCAATTGGCCGGATGCTGATGGTGTCAATCGATTCAAGTTCGACAACAACGCGCCTGTCTCCGGCAGCGTGGCAGATCAATCGAGATTTACGCCGCACCGGTCTTTCGAGTTCGGTCATGCTGCCACCTCCTTTGGGCCATCGACAATGGAATCGTCACGGGAACCCGGCAGATGGTCTTCCAGATGCATAAGCTGTCCACCTGGCACGATGCTGACGATCCGGTCCCACTTGAAGGTGCGGGTGCCAATCGAGCCGTAGGGACCCATAATGTCGGCGCGGAATGAAGCCACAGCGCCCCCTGGATGAGGCGTGGCGACGGTGTAGGCGATGGTTCGCCCGGTTTTCCGACCATTATGTGTGGCCGGCCGATAAGTGATGATAAACAGTTTGTTCATGGTCTGTAAGTTGGTCTAGGTGAGTGATTTGGCCCTAAACCGGCTCGCAGAGTACATACTGTATTTACACCTGTCAAGAAAAAATCTTTATTTATTTTAGTGGGGGGTGGGACAGCCTTTGTCCTACCGGGTTTGGTATGTTGGCCGGGATGAAAAGCTACGACGTTTTACTTCTTGAGGCGCTTTTGAAATTCCTTGAGTGCGGACCTCATGCCAGCGATCTTCTCACTGTTAAGATCCTTGACGACACCAGGAAGATAATCGCTGATCAATAACTCTATTAGATCGGTTTGAGTATAGCCGGTTGCTTGGGCCGCTCTGTCTATCAATGCGACAACTTCGGAAGAAAACCGATAATTTTTTGGGGTCTTTTTGACAGCCATTACGGGGGTAAACTAACCATGTGTAAAGATTCGTCAATAAAAAACCTTTACAAAATAAATACTGTATGTACAGTCTTTTTCCTTTGAGGATATGCTTAAACAAACAAAGAGAAAACTAATCAATTTCCGGCTGCCGGTTCAGGAACTGAAAATCCTGGAACGGTACTGTCGGAAGCGAAACCTGACCAAGACTTCCGTATTCCGGCGGTTCCTGGAAACACTCCCAAAAACATGATTAAACCCTATTACGATTACCACAAGGTCCCTTTGTCCATCCGAGTGGCCCACTGGGCCTGGGTGTTTTTTATGGCAGCAGCAATCGTAGCAATGGTTGCAGGTTACCACAGGCCAGATGCTAGAAGATCCAACATTCCAAACGAAGTCGGGACAACGACTGTTTCTCGATAAGTTAACCAAGTTGGCAGCCGGCCAGTTTGGGTTAACACCAGAGGAGGTTAAGTCGCCAGATCGCGGTAGAGAAGACCGGACGTTCTGCCGGTGGTTTGTCTGGCGAATTTCTAAAGAGTCTGGCTACACAAACAAACAACTAGGCAAGTACTTCAGCCGGGATCACAGCACAATCTGTTACGGCGCCAGTCAACTGGCGTTCATGCTTGGTTGTTATCCGGAGTGGCGGGAGGAATGGAATATTTTTTACAAAACAGTACGGACAAATATGAAAACAAAATACCTCACAAGAAAACACACCGCCAGCCGGATGGCCGTATCTGATCGGTCTATTGACCGCTGGATCAGGGACGGTCGGATCCATGCCGTCAAGATCGGTCGGTCGGTTCGGATTGCTGAAGCATCGGTCGATAAGTTAATCGCTGACTGCACCGTATGAACGCGAAGAGTAAGGGCGCCAGGGGAGAACGGGAGTTCAGTTCGTTTCTGCGAGATCATGGTTTTGAGGCGATCCGCGGCTGCCAACACGCAGGCCGTGACGCCACAGGCCAGGAGGCGCCTGACGTCATCCACAACGTGCCAGGCGTACACTTTGAGGTTAAGAGAACGGAAAAATTGCACATCATTCCTGCGTTTGACCAAGCAACAGGTGATGCCGGCGACAAGATTCCGATAGTCGCCTGGCGCCGGAACAACTGGCCATGGATGGCAATTGTGAAGATGGAAGATTTAATGGAATTTATTCGGGAATGGCTCCCGATTAATAGCGAAACAAGTAAGGAAAAAAATAATGATTAGAATCGGAGATACCGTGCTTCAAGGTGCGGATAAGAAGCCTTTCGTCCTAGCGGCCGAAGGAATGAGAAACGCGGTCTGTATTGATACAGAGTACCTGGGTTGGTTTGTAGAAACGTATGAGGGGGAAAAGCCGAAGGCCTTGCAGAAGGTCAGGATGCTTTTTGAGACTGACGACATGATGCCTGAAGGGTCGGAAGATTTTGAAGGCAACGACATCAGTGGCCGGCCTAAAACCATCGGGAAGAAATACACGTTGTCCCAGCACCCGAAGGCAACGCTGACCCAACATCTGGAGTCCTGGCGCGGCCATCCCTGGTCCTTGGAGGAACTGGATCCGGATATTGGATGGAACATGGAGGAACAGATCGGCTCGCCGTGCCAGTTGCTGATCCAACACAAGTCTATCGTCGAAAAGTCAACCGGTGTGCCGAAGACCATCGGCATGATCGACCGGGTGTTGAAAGCGGGTGACACCAAGCTGAAGCCGAGTGGTCACTACGTCCGGATTAAAGACCGGGACGGGTACGAGGTTCCTTCTACCAAAAAACCGAAATGATTGTAGCAACCGAACAGTCGACCCATTGGTACAAGCCGGACGGGACGGCTGCATATGGTTCTACCCTGCGCGATGCCAGGAAGGAGAAGTTGTTGCCGTCAGTGACGACGGTGACCTCCCTCCTGGCGGCGCCAGGGTTGGAAGCCTGGAAGCAGAGTCAGTTGGTGTTAGCGGCGCTGACGATGCCGCGGGAGGAACTGGGAGACGACTTGGATAAGGCTGCGGCCAGGATTGTCAGTGATGCCAGGCAATCCGGCAAGGATGCGGCTACACGCGGTACAGAGATCCACAACGACTGCGAGTCAATCCTTCGCAACGGGAAGTGGGAACACAGCCTGATTAACGATGCTGTCCAGGCTTGGGTGTTGGAAAATGTGAAGTCAGTCAACTGGTGCGAGAAGACCCTGGTCGACACCATCATCGGTTACGCCGGCCGTGCTGATGTGTTGATTGAACACGTCGAACACGGCCTGGTCCTGATCGATTGGAAGAGTCAGAAGTTTAAGAAACAGAAGAAGGGGTTCAAGCCGACGTTTTACGATAAGTGGATCCTGCAGTTGGCTGCCTATGCTGAATGCATCAGCAAGCCTGTGCGGGTCATGTCGGTTGCAATTAACACCCAGGCTGAATCGGAGGACGACGTGATTGTTGTCGACAAACTATGGGACCAGGAAGAACAGGACGAAGCGTACAAACAATTTATTAACCTGCATTCATTATGGTGTTGGGATCGAAACTACCATCCGTCCAAGGAAATGTAACCTGGCTGTCTGACGTCGAGGCGAAGGACGCGAAGAACTATGCCGACTTGGTTTCGAGTATGGCTGCAACCATGGTCGAGGACCAGGCGCGTACCAATGACCCGGCAGTCATCCTGTCAGGGTTCGAGGGAGAGATGGCCTTCTGCAAGATCCACAACGTGTTCCACTCCAAATCGAGTGAGTCCAGGGCCTGGGACGCTGTTGTTGGCGACAAGTATGTCGACGTCAAAACCACTTCAGTGAAGCACGGCAGTCTGTTGGTTAAGTTTGGGGGCGAAGTCAGGCCGGCTGAACTGTACGCGCTGGTGATTAAATCAGGTCGGAAGTTCACCTACAAAGGGTACGTCACAGCCAAGCAAATGTTTGACCACAGGAATCTGGGTGATCTTGGATACGGACCGGTCTGGGTGGTCGGCCAGGAGGAACTAGTCCCGGATCTAATTTAATCGGAGGGGTGAAAAACCAATCGAAAATCATGCGATTAGCTAACAAGATTGAAGAACTTAAAACAGAGGCAAAAGCCGCTGACGGTTATCGGTTTGATGTTAGACCGCACCGGAACGATCCTGAAAAGTGGATTCATGTATTTAAGACTGATTACTTAACACGGGAATGGATAAAGCAACTGCTGAAGGAAATCTGGGAACTCAACAAAGAGGACGCTTACCGGGAGGTTGAAGTGAATGTTGACGAGAGGACCGGCCGGTCACCTTTATCCTTCCCGATTGGTATGCGGGTCAAAAAAGAAACGGCCGGTTACAAAGGAGAGAACGCCGTATGATTCTAAAAGTAAAACGTCGCGAACATGGGTTCGCTATCATGACCAGGTCAGCATTGGAGGACCACAACCTGTCGTTCAAGGCGCGTGGAATCTATGCCTACCTGATGTCCAAACCGGAAAACTGGACGATCAACATGAAGGACCTGCAGCGTGGGAAGGATGGTCGCGAAGCTGTCCAGAGTGGCCTGAAAGAACTGCAGGCTGTCGGCCTGGCTGAATATCATGTTAAGCCTGGTAATGGTGGTGAATGGGTCCTCCACGAGGTTCCCCCTGGCAAACGGGTTTCCCGGTTACCGGGTTTCCCGGCGACCGGGTTTCCCGGCGACCGTAAAACCCGTTCGCTTAATAAGGAACAACTAGTAGTAAGTAACAAGAACAAGAAGAAGAAGAAAGAAGAGGACCTGCCTACGGTGCTGAATAACCACCACCCGTCATTGTCCACTGAAGCCTTCCAGACAGTCTGGGCGCTGTGGAACCAGCACCGCAAGGAAATCAACAAGCCTGCGTACAAGCCAACCGGACTGAACCAGTGCCTAGCCAGGCTGGCTGGTTGGGGATCGGAACGTGCAGTCGCAGCAATCGAACATTCAATCGCAAACACATACCAAGGAATTCATGAGCCAAACAGCAGCAACAGCAGTAAATCGAGTCATGGCAAACGTAATGCCGGAACCCTCAACGCCAACAAAGCCAGCATTTACGCCGGCATTGGTTAAGGCTGAAGATCTGGATTTCGGCTTCAAGACGTTCAATGAACCGGGCCTGATCCGGGCGCACGCGGAAGCTGTCCGGTTTTACGCGGACATGGCGAACCTGAACCAACCCAGATGGCTGTCCCTCCTGGGACCGTGCGGCGCCGGCAAGACGCACCTAGCCAAGGCTGTTTGGAAAGCCTGGCAGACCAACCTGCGTGATCATACCCGGACACGGTGCGGCATTTCAGCCAGGCTGGAAGGGAAGTGGATCTACTGGCCCCAGGCCGTCGACAGGATCCGCGGCGGTGAATACGGCCTGGTCCCAGCACTGGAACAGGCCGATATGGTTGTCTTGGACGATATTGGCGGTGAATACGACCCCTCCGGCTTTGCTGCCAGTCAACTGAACCGTCTGGCCAACCAACGACTAGGTAAGTGGACCATCTGGACCAGCAACCTCTCCCTGGACCAGATCGCAACCAAGCTGGATAACCGCATCGCTGACCGACTGATCCGGTCAGGTAGCAGCGTCATCGAAATGGACACAACCAGCTACTCCATCCGGGAACACAAATCATGATACTGAAGCTACTAGCAGAAGCAGCATCCGATTATTACTCAATCGAATACGATGATCTCACCTTAAGAAGTAAGATTGGGAGAGATAGATATGCTTGCCGTATCCGCCATATCTGCCAATGGGTTGCGTGTGAAGTACTTACCCCACAGTTCAAAAAGGGTCCTGTTTCAGTGTTTTGGGGTGTGGACCGGACCGCTGTTTATTATGGCTGCAGAATAGTTAAGACAGAAATAATCCAAACTTGCAGGAAAAAGGAGAAAGAAGATTTACAACAGTTCATTGAATTTGCAGGTAACCGCATCACCTGCGCGAGTAAGGCATTTAAGCTGTTAGCTAACCGCCGTTCCAAATAATGAACAATATGGCAGAAAT